TCAGAAAAATAGATCATTAATAGCTGCTACAAGATGGATTGATACTTTTGTATTTCAAGGTGATAGATGTGACGAGAATCAAGCATTAAAATTTCCAAGAACAAATTACCAAGTAGATAGAGTTGAGTTAAGTTGTTCAACTATTCCAAACAATATTAAGTATGCACAATACGAATTAGCTAGAGCTTTAGCTAACGAAACAGATGCCATGACAGGCAATACTGGTACAGACGGAAATATAGAAGAAGTAAAACTAGGAGATATTCAAGTTAAGTACAACACCACTAGCCAGGGCACTGGAACTGTAAATAATATTATGGATAAATACCCTTGGCTGCAAAGCTACCTTGGAGCATATATGCTAGGTGGAGCAGGAACTTTTCAGATGAGAGTGGTTAGAGGATAATGGCAGGACAACTAGACACAGCACTAAAGAAGATAGCCAAACAGGTGGTGTCTCAACTTGGGAACTCGTTAGACTCATCAATTATTTACACACGAAAGGGTATATCTAGCTATGACGCAGACTCAGGTGAGTTTCATACAGTCGATACAACCTACAACATAAAAGTTCCCATAGAGTTTGTACAGTCCAGTGAAGAATCAGGATTCCAGGAAAACATCGCAAGACTTTATATAACACCTGATTTAATCGGTGATAGCCAACCACTACTCCAAGACGAGATAACACTCACATTTTCTGGATCGACAAGAGGAGCAAAGATAACAGATATTCGCACACTAAAAGGAGGACAGGAATACCTGTTCCGTATTGACGTTATTTTCTAATGAGTCTAATAAAAGCAAGAGCAGCATTTGAAAATGCAATCCTCACATCAGTAAACGATACCGACCCAACGGTAAACGTAATATTTGATAATATGCCTTTCTCTACACCAGGTAGAGATAAAAAGTATGTGATGGTAAATCTTAATTTCAGCCAAGCCACCACTCAACCACAAGGGGCAGCACAAACATATTATGCGGGGTCAATTAGATGTGGAATAATGACCCCACCTAATCGTGGAAGTGCCATAGCATCTGCTATATCTCAATCTGTAATAACGGGCTTAGTATCTGTAAACACCTCTACTTATGTAGATAAATTTGCAGTAAGTCCAAGAGTTTCTGAGATAGAAGGACCAACTGCTGTTACGGTAGAAGGAGATACCCACTTTTTAACAGTAATAAGCTGTCAATTTACTGCCAATGGCTAAACCAATTACAAAACTAACCGAAGATCTTGAAAAGAAGCTAGTAAAAGGGAAAAAAGAACTAGCCAAAACTATTGTAAAAACATTAACCGAAGAAGGTCCTTGGTGGACAGGAACATTCGGAGAGAACTGGGTCGTATCCAAAAATCCAGTACAACCCACAAGAAAAAGAATACCCGAAACATCTTTTAACGAAATACCTGACGCTCAAGGCAGGAAAGTCAAGACTAATGCACGAGTTCCTACATCTCCTTTACAACAAGACTTGTATGTAGGAAACAGAGCAAAATACGCTGGTTTTGCTATAAACGCTCCAGGGCAAAAATTACCCAATAAAAGAGGAGATCTTGTTACATACGCAGAGCATGGAAAAGAACATAGATTGACAGCTAGAAAAGGTCCAAATTGGTACAATATTTACACAAAAGGCAACTTTATAAAGTTTGATATTTCTAAAGCATTTAAAAAAGTTGGTTTTAAGTAATAAAGTAGTAGTATAGTAAGTGAATACACTATTTAATTTGTATGCCAACAGATAGAGCAATCGACAAGCTAAAGAAAGCATTTAGCATAAACAGCAAAAGCAGTTACCCAATTTACAAAAACGGAGAACTAATTTTAAAGGTGTATTGGTCACCCTTAACTATTGCAGATAGAGACACCATAAATGCTACTTTAGCAGCATCTAATAGAGGTCAGGAAGAAGGAAACTTAGACTTTGCTCTGCAAGTAGTAATAAGTAAAGCTGAAGATGAAAATGGTCAAAAACTATTTGTTGAAGCTGACAAACCTAGTTTAAGAAGAGAAATACCTTTGGCAGTCTTGTTAGAGCTTATGACAAAAATGCAAGAGTTGGGCGAGGAGGCTACCCCCGATGCCGTAAAAAGCACGACTTGATAAAGACAACTATCTATACTTACAGTTTTTCATAGCCGAAAAGTTAGGAATGACAGTTTCTAGCCTTCAGAAAGAAATGACAATGGAAGAAGCCTGTGCATGGAACGCCTACTTTACTCTAAAGGGCGAAAGAGAGGAAAAAGCCTACGAAGATGAGAAAAAGAAGGCTCAATACCGCAAGTTACGCTAAACTAAAAGCAATGTTTATTAGAAAGTAGTGGCCTCTAATTACGAAGTAAATATAAAACTAGATACAAAACAGGCTAAAGATCAATTAAGACAGCTTGAAGAGCGTATTGCCAAACTAAATAGAATGGCACTTAGTGGTAAGGCAAGTAGACAGGCTGCACAAGAAAGTAGAGAAAAACTAAAACTAGGAAATCTAGAACTCAAGAACGAACTAGCAGTTTTAAAAGTTAAGCAAAACGAATTAAAGCTAGATAAACAAAGTTTCCAGCTTGAAAAACAAAAATCAAGGGAAGCTAGTAAACCTAGAAATGGAGGAGGCGGAGGAAATCAGCCTAAAGGGAAAGGCATTGCTGCAAGTGCATTAATTAGTGGTTCGTTTCCCCTTCTATTTGGACAAGGATTACCAGGTGCAATAGCTGGTGGATTAGGTGGTGGGATCGGTGCTGCTGTAGGCGGTCAGATGGGAGGCTTTGCAGGAGGTCTTGTTGCCACCTCATTACTCCAAATATTTAATAACACAGCAGACAGATTAAATACATTAGGAAGTGCTCTAAACGATCCATCAAAAAATATACAGGTACTTACAGAACGTATAAAGTTTTTTGATAAATCAGTCGGTACGACTATATCAACTCTTCAATCTGCTGGATTAGAGAGAACCGCAGCCGAACTTGCTCGCATAACCTTAGAAAATCGTGTAGGGCCAGGGCAGTTAAAGCCAATAAAAATGTTGAACAAAGAGATGGATAAGTTTGGAATGTTAGCTAGAGACTTAGGCATGAAAATAAACTCCGTAGTTGCTGGACCGTTAACAGCGTTTTTCAAGTTTATGAATTTAATAATGGGAGGTAAAAATAATACAACTAAAGCAGACTCGGATAAAACAGTTGACCAATCTATAACAGAATCACTTAATAAGTTTGATAAATTAAAACCTGAGTTAGATACATCAAGAAGTAATTTAAAGACTCTTGAAGAACAAATAGACAAAAATCAAAAAATTATTGATTTAGCAAAAGAAAGGGTAAGAAATGGAGAAAGAATAGTTGATGTAGAAAAATCTTTAGGTTTACCGCAAGATATGAGTCTCCGTAGACTTGAAAACATAAATGACGGACTAAAACAAGAAAGAAGCACGCAGAAAAACAATCTTAAACTTTTAGAGGAAAAAGTAGGTAATGCTGAAAGATTAGTTGAGATATTCAAGTTAGAGAAACAAATACTTGAATCTCAAGGAAACGAACTGAGAGATCAAATACGTCTACAGCAGATGCAATCCAGCGTTATAAGAGGAGATGCAAGTGAAAAAGACCTTGCTATAGAAAGAAAAAGAGTAGACGTAGCTAAAGTTGACAGAAAACTCGCCATAGAAAAAGCTGAATTAAAGGTAATAGAACGTAACGGAAACAAGAGAGAAATACAAGCACAAGAAGAAAAAATCAGAAATCTTATATTGGAAAGAGATTTAGTTATTGCTATAGGGAATGAAAGAATAAATGCAGCCGATCCAGCTATAAGTCGTATGGATGAACTAAACAGAAAAATGCGTGACCTAAACGATACAACTCTTCAAGCTGTGAATCTATCTAAAGCAATGGGCGAGTCATTTGAAGAATCATTTAAAGGTATAATTAAGGGCACAATGACTGTTACTGATGCGTTTAGGAATATGTTGAACAAAATAGCTGATTTCTTTATTGACACTGCTGCACAATTAGCCGCCACTCAACTTCAAAAAGGTCTTTTAGGATTGTTTAGTAATATGTTCAACTTTAGTACCGATCCATTAGACAGTTTTACAGCAGCACCAACAGGTGAAGTTACAATGGCTGATTTTAAGAGGGCAAATGGTGGTCCAGTTAGAGGAGGTAAATCATATATCGTTGGAGAACGTGGACCTGAAATGTTTACCCCTGGTGTTTCTGGTATGATTACACCAAATCACGCTCTTGGCGGTTCAACAAATATAGTTGTAAATGTAGATGCTTCTGGTTCTTCTGTTGAAGGAGATGAAGATAGAGGAAGAGAACTTGGTCGTCTTATATCAGTAGCGGTACAATCTGAATTAGTACAACAGAAAAGACCTGGAGGTTTACTTGCATAATGGCTACTTTTCCTTCAATTACTCCAACATACGGGCAACAAAAGAGATCAGCACCAAATACTAGAACAGTTCGTTTTGCTGACGGGTATGAACACAGAATATTATTTGGACTCGCAGAACATCAAAATCCAAAGATATTTAATTTTACTTTTAATGTTTCAGAAACAGATGCAGATACTATAGAAACCTTTTTAGATGCAAGAGCAAATGATAGTGCCAGTTTTGATTTTCAACCTCCAGGCGAAGCTAGTTCATCTAAATTTGTATGCGAAAGATGGAGTAAGTCAATTCCATATTTAAACAGAGCAACAATACAGGTAACATTTAGAGAGGTATTTGAACCATGAGTACTGATCCTGTATTTAGTGAAGTTCAAAAAATAAACCCTTCTGCAATTATTGAACTTTTTACATTACAGCTTGATAACTCTTTACATGGTGCAACAACAATATACAGGTTTCATTCTGGCAGTAATTTAAATGCTAATGGTCAGATAGTTTGGGCTGGTAATTCTTACCTCAGATTTCCTATAGAAGCTACGGGTTTTGCGTATCAACGTGGTCAAATTCCTAGACCAAAACTTGTTGTTAGTAATGCTTTAGGAACAATATCAGCCATACTTTTACTTGTTAATGAAACAACTACTGGTAATGATTTAACAGGTGCTACTGTTACAAGAATAAGAACAATGGCAAGATTTCTTGATGCTGTAAATTTTCCAGGTAATTCAAATCCATTAGGTACACCAGATCCTACAGCAGAATTTAAACGTCAAGTCTATACAGTTGATAGAAAAGCAGCAGAAAACAGAGATGTTGTAGAATTTGAATTAGCAGGAGCTATTGATATGGCTGGAGTTAGAGCACCAAAACGTCAATGTACCCGTGCTTTATTTCCTAGTATTGGTACGTTTACACAATGAGTTGGAAATATAAAGCACTACTTCATGCTCAACGTGAAGATCCTAGAGAATCTTGCGGACTTTTATTAAATGTCAAAGGCAAAGAACGATACTATCCTTGTCGTAATCTTTCAATTACAGATAATCAATGTTTTATTATCGACCCAGAAGATTATGTAAAAGCAGATAATGTGGGTGAGATTATTGCTGTTGTTCATAGTCATCCTATAACACCTCCAGAACCTAGTCAGGCAGATAAAATTAGTTGTGAGCAAAGTAAACTACCCTGGTATATTGTTAACCCTAAAACTGAACAATGGGGTGAATGTAAGCCAGAAGGGTACGTTCCAAATATTTTAGGAAGGCAGTGGGTTTGGGGTGTAACTGATTGCTGGAGTTTGGTAGTTGATTGGTATAAAAAAGAAAAAGGAATCATTTTGAAAGATTATGCAAGAACTATGACACCAGAAGAGTTTTTAAAAAATCCTTTGTTTGAAGATTATGCTTGGCGAACTGGTTTTAGAGAGCTTAGATCAGACGAAAAATTAGAGAAAGGGGATGTATTGTTAATGTCTATAATTCACCCAACTTTAAATCATGTAGCTATTTTTCTTGGGGATATGGTTTTACATCATTTAGCAGATAGACTATCTTGTAGAGAGCCATACTCTGAGTGGTTGTTAAAATGTACTGGTAAGAGGTATCGCTATGCTCAGAAAAGTTAAACTTTATGGAGAACTAGCTGACTTTGTAGGTCATAAGGAATTAGATGCTGTAATAAATTGTACTGCTGATGCTATACGTTTTCTTGTTACTAATTTTCCAAAATTAGAAGCACACATGGCTAATAGACATTATCAAGTGCTTGTTGATGATTATGAAATAGGAGAAGAGGATATACATAATCCAATAGGACAATCTGATATTAGTATTGTTCCTGTTATTGCTGGTGCTGGTGGAGGTTTAGGCAAAGCCTTACTTGGAGTGGCATTAATAGGTATTTCATTAGCTTCTGGTGGTGGTTTAGGTGTTTTTCTTAAAGAAGGTTTTACTGGTTTTGCTGCTATAGGAATGAATGTTGGTATGGGTTTAACTCTTATGGGTGTCAGTGAAATGTTATTTCCTTTACCCAAGCCACCTGATTTTTCAAATGAAGAAGATCCAAGAATATCATTTAATTTTTCTGGGGTTCAGAATACGTCTAGGGCTGGCACTTCACACCCCATAGCTTATGGTGAGATAGTAACAGGATCAGTTGTTATTTCTGCTGGTATAGACACTAATCAGGTAACGGCATGACAGATAAAATTATTAGAGGTTCTGGTGGGCCTCCTCCATCCCCACCATCTCCAACAAGAGCACCTGATACTTTAAACAGTAGACAGTTTGCGACAATTTTAGATCTTATTTCTGAAGGAGAAATAGAAGGTTTTGCTACTCCATCAAAGGCAGAAATAACAAATAAAACATCTACTGAATATAAAAATGCAGCATTGAAAGATATATTTTTAAATGATACTCCTATTCTTAACGCTAATGCCAGTAACACAAACCCTGCGACATCAGATTTTAATTTTCAAAATGTAGGTTTTAATTTTAAAGAAGGCACAGGAAATCAACAGCACATCCCAGGTATTGAAAGCAGCCAATCAACTACTGCTGTAGGCTCATCACCTACCAATCCGCTTGGAACTGTCGCTTCTGGAGAAGCAAATGCTGTTACTCGTCAAATAACAAACACTAATGTTGATGCAGTAAAAGTAACTATTACATTTCCACAACTACAAAAAGCAACAGATCAAGGAGATTTGCTTGGTTCTTCTGTTCAATTAAAAATACAAATTCAATATAACGGTGGTGGTTTTAATGATGCTTTTCCTCCTGATACAATCACAGGTCGTACTGCTGATGCGTACCAAAAAGAATATCGTGTAAATATAGATGGTGCATTTCCTGTAGATATTAGAGTAGTTAGATTAACTATAGATAGCACATCTTCTCAATTAGTAGATGCTTTTACTTGGACAAGTCTTGGTGAGATTGTTGATGATAAACAAAGATATTTGAATAGTGCCTACACAAGTTTAAGGATAGATTCTGAACAATTTAATTCTATACCAAAAAGAGCTTTTCGTATTCGTGGAGTAAAGGTAAGAATACCAGGAGCAGGTGCAAACAACACGTCAGCACCAACTGTTGATAATGCAACAGGTCGTATTATATATGACGATAATTATATTTTTAATGGAACTATGGGTGCTGCTGTCTGGTGCTCATGCCCTGCAATGATTCTTCTTGATCTT